CAGCAGTTCAACTTGTCCGCGTCCTATGTGTCCGGGGTGCTGAACCTGGTGCTGTGCAAGCCGCTGCTGACGCTGCCCATCACCACGCTGGGCGTGACCGCCGAGCGCGATCTGGTCAACCAGTTCAACTCCATGCCGCGCGTGTATGACGGCGCCTGCCTGTCCTGGCTGATGCTGGCCGGCGCGGCAACGCCCGTGGCCTCGCCGCTGTCCGGCCACCTCGAACTGGGCTGGGGTGCCTGATGCTGATCGGCAACCGTTCCGTGCTGCACAAGTCGCCGGGCCGGTTCCTGGCGGGAACGATTGCGTCTACAGATCGAGCCGGCTGGTGCAAGCCCGGCATGATGCGCAGCGCCGCCTACCCCGCGCTGGCGGGCCTGCCGAACGGCTACTACGCCGGGGCATGGTTCTTGCCCAAGTCGGCCGGCGCCCTGTCCAGCGCCTACAACGCTCGCATTGACCTTGGCTTGTCCGGCCTGGCCGTCGGCGGCGTCACATCCGACGCCACGGCTGCATTTGCCCTCACGCCAGCCGCCACCGCTTGGCCGCTGGATGACTCGGTGCAAATCCGCACCGCCAGCGCGTCCATCACCTTCACCGTGGCGGACGCAGCCGGCCAGTTGATTTCCAGCGGGGAGGGCGCGGCTGCCTTCGCCTTCAGCACCAACGCGCCGCTGCTGACCGCCTCGCTGGGAGGCGTGGGGTCGGCCAGCTTTGCGCTCACGGCATCCGGCGCTCTGGGCGCAGAGGCCAGCGCCACAGGCTCTGCGTCGATCCTGTTCGCCATGGCGGCCACCATCCTGCCGGCCGTGGACACACCGCCCGCGCGCACAGCAACCGCCAGCTTTGCCATTACCGGCAACCTCACGCCCTACGCGATCGGCCAGATGATCGGCAGCACCGTGGACACCAGCATCCTGACGGTCGACGCCATCGCCGCGGCCGTGCTGGCAGCGGCGCTCACCACGCCGATTGCCGCCAATGTGCGCAAGGTCAACGACACCACCGTGCAGGGCACCGGCGCCACCGGGGACGAGTGGGGGCCGTAAATGGCCACCACCTTCAAAGGCTGGGGCGGCGCCTGGGGGGACAGCTGGGGCGCACAGGTCACCGACCCCAACGCCCTGACCGGCAGCGCCGCGCTGCGCATCACGGGCGCGGGCACTCTGAGCAATGGCGGCCTGCCCACGCACGACATGACGGGGTCAGCCAGCTTTGCCATCGTGGCCGCGGGCTCCCTGATGCAGCCGGATGCACCGGCGCCTGCCATCCGGGCTGCTGTTACCGGCAGCGGCGGCCCCGGCACCCACATCAACCTGTCCGACTACCTCCGGCAATTCGGCCGTGGCCTGCCGGTGGCCCCGGTGTCGGTCCAGCAAATCTTGCAAACGACGCGCACCCGGCGCGCCCGCCGCCAACGCCGCGAAGAAGAAGTTCTTCTCCTGTGCGCGCTGGATTAAAAGTCGTCCCGTTTCGCCCTATTTGAAACAGCCCGATTTGCGAAAAATCGGGCTTCATGAAGTTACTCGACGTCCTCACCGCGCCCTGGGCCATCGAACCCGCCAAGCTGCTGGAGATCCAGGCTATTTATGCCACCCACCTGCGCGGCGACAAGATCGACATCGAAGCCGTCGAAAAGCGCCTGGGCCGCCCCCTGGCCAACGAACCCAAGGCCTTTGACATCATTGACGGCGTCGCCGTGCTGCCCATCGAGGGCGTCATCGCCAAGCGCGCCAACCTGTTTTCACAGATCAGCGGCGGCGTCAGCACCGAGCTGGTCGCGCGCGACCTGCGCGCCGCGCTGGACGACCCCAGCGTGCACAGCATCATCCTGTCCATCGACAGCCCGGGCGGCACCGTCGACGGAACCGAAACCCTGGCAAACCTCGTGGCCGCCTCCAGCAAGCCCATCGTCACCCTGGCCAGCGGCACGATGGCCAGCGCCGCCTACTGGATCGGCTCCGCCGCCAACGCCGCCTACATCACCGACAGCACCACCCTCGTGGGCTCCATCGGCGTCGTCGCCACCCACACCGACATCAGCAAGGCACAGGCCGCCGCCGGCGTCAAGACCACCGAAATCTTTGCCGGCCAGTACAAGCGCATCGCCAGCAACTACGCGCCGCTTTCCAAGGAAGGCCGCCAGACGATGCAAGACCAGGTGGACTACACCTACAGCCTGTTCGTCGGCGCCGTCGCCAAACATCGCGGCGTCAGCACCGACGTGGTGCTTCAGGACATGGCCGATGGCCGCATTTTCATCGGGCAGCAAGCCATCGATGCCGGGCTGGTGGACGGTGTTTCCACCCTCGGCGCGCTGGTGCAGCAGCTCAATCACAGCCGCATGGGCGGCAACCCCCAGGGCGTCCGCCCAGGTCGCGCCGGTGTCGCGCAACCCCATCCCCAACCCAAAGGAGCAGCAATGCCCATCACCCGTGAGCAACTCGCGGCCGAAGCACCCGACGTGCTCGCCGCCATCCAGGCCGAGGGCGCCAGCGCCGAGCGCCAGCGCATCCAGGACGTCGAAGCCCAGACCATCCCCGGCCATGAAGCGCTGATCGCCTCGCTCAAGTTCGACGGCAAATCCACCGCCGGCGACGCCGCCATGGCCGTGCTTGCCGCTGAAAAGCAGGCCCGCACCACGCAGGCCGCCAAGCTGGCCGGCGACGCCCCCGCCCCGCTGCCGCTGGTGCCCGCAGCCACCATCGAGCCCAAGGCCGACACCCGCGCCGACCTCGACGCCAAAGCAAAGGCCTACCAGGCCGCCCACCCTGGCACCGACTACGTCGCCGCCGTCAAAGCCGTTCAAACCCTGTAAGGAGCCCGCACCATGGCCGCATCCGCAATCCCCACCCTCACGCTCGGCATCACCGCCGCCGCCGCCCTGGCGCAATACCAGGCCGTCACCGCCGCTGGCGCCATCGCCACCGCCGCCGGCAACGCCGTCGGCTTCACCCAGACCGCTGCCGACTCCGGCGCCCGCGTACCCGTCACGGCAGGCGGCACCGCCATCGCCACCGCCAGCGCAGCCATTGCCGTCGGCGCCGCGGTCGAAGTGGTCGGCTCGGTCGGCAAGGTCGTTACCAAGACCTCCGGCGTTGCCGTGGGCCGCGCGCTCACCGCTGCAGGCGCCGACGGCGACCTGATCGAAGTCCTGATCATTCCCAACTGATCCGGCCCACCCCGCAACCCCATTTCAGGACACCCACACCATGGCACAAATGACCCCCAACGCCGCGCGCGTCATCGACCCCGTCCTCTCCACCATCGCCCAGGGCTACAGCAACGCCGAGATGGTCGCCTCGGCCCTGTTCCCTTCCGTGCGCGTGCCCGTGCGCGGCGGCAAGATCATCACCTTCGGCAAAGAAGACTTCATGCTCTACGGCAGCCAGCGCGCGCCCGGTGAAAACACCAAGCGCATCCAGTTCGGCTACGGATCGGGCAACTACGCGCTGGTCGACTACGGCCTCGAAGGCCAGGTCCCCATCGAAGTGCTGCAGGAAGGCATGGCCGGCCCCGGCATCGACCACGCCGCCATGGCCATCCGCAAGGTCAGCGCCATCATGGCCCTGCGCCTGGAGAAGCAGGCCGCCGACATTGCGCGCACGGCCGGCAGCTACGCGTCAAGCAACAAAGTCACCAAAACCAGCACCGCGCAATGGTCCGACCTGACCAGCGGCGTCAGCGACCCGATTGCTGACGTCGAGACGGCCAAGGATGCCGTGCGAGCCGCCATCGGCCGGCGCCCGAACACCGTGGTCATGGGCGCAGCCGTCATGACCAAGCTGCGCCAGCACCCCAAAGTGATCGACCGCATCAAATACACCGGCCGCGACGTTGTCACCGAAGAGCTGCTGGCCTCACTGTTCGGCGTGCAGCGCGTCGTGGTGGGCGATGCCATCTACGCCAACGACGCCGGCACCACGTTCACCGACGTGTGGGGCAAAGACGTCGTGGTGGCCTACACCGAGATGGGCAGCGTCGCCGACATGGGCGCTCCCAGCTACGGCTACACCTACACGCTGGATGGCTACCCCCTGGCTGAAGAGCCCTACTACGACCGCAACACCAAAAGCTGGGTTTACCCGGTCACGCGCGCCGAGGCGCCGGTGCTGGCCTCTGCCTCCGCCGGCTACCTCATCACCAACGCCGTCGCGTAAGGCAGCCCAGGGCGTCTGGCCATGTTCACCGAAGACCTCAGCGCGTTCTTCAGCACCGGCGAATTTGCCACGGCAGCCACGCTCAACAGCGCGGCCGTCGCCGGCATCTTCGACGCGCCGCTCGCGCTGGGTGGCGTCGGTGAATTCGGCATGGCCAGCACCCAGCCGGCCTACGTTCTGCCCAGCGCCAGCGTGCCCGCCCACCCGGTCGGACTGGCGCTGGTCATCGGCGCCACCAGCTACGTGGTGGCCGCGCACGAGCCCGACGGCACCGGCGTGAGCCGCCTGCTGCTGGAGCGCGCCGCATGACCACCGCCTTCGCCAGCCTGCAGGCCGCGCTGCTGGCGGCCCTGTCCAGTGCCCCCGCGCTGGCCGGCGGCAACATCGGCACCAACCGGCTGCGCCCCATCCCCACCGGGCAAAGCACCGCCCTCGTGCTGCGTCTGGACGCCAGCGAAGGCACCGAGATGGTGTTGGGCTGCATCGACTGGCAAACCGCCTTCACGGTGGAGTGCTACGCGCGCGGCGCATCGTCCACGACCGACCTGGTCGCCGCGGTCGACACCCTGCTGGCCGACACCTGGGCCCGCCTGGCGGGCCTGAGCTTCCAGGCCCTGGGGGCCGACCTCACCGTCAACCCCCGCATCGACTGGCAGTTCGACGACGGCGAAACCCCCATGGTCTGCGCCGTCATCCGTCTCACCGCCGTCCACCGCACCGCAACGGCAACCCTGACCCCCTGGAGCTGACCCCATGAGCACCACCGACAAACCCGCCAAGCCGGCCGTACCCACCCCGGAAAACACCCCCGTGCCCGGCGGCGGCCGCTGGCGCTGGGCCGGCGACCGCTGGCTGGAAGTGACCGAAGCCCCGCAACCCACCCCCGCGCAACCGGAAGAACTGGAGTAAGCCATGTCCCGCCTCATCAAGAAAACCGTCATCCTTGTCAAGCCCGAAGTCACCGCCGGCACTGACAGCGTGCCCACCGGCGCGGCCAACGCCATCCAGGCGATGGACCTGCAGATCACCCCGCTGGACGCTGCCAACATCGACACCAACATCATCAACCCCTGGTTCGGCAACAGCCCCAGCCTGGTCGGCACCGCGTCCGTCAAGTGCAGCTTCAGCGTGCTGCTGGCCGGCTCCGGCACGGCCGGCACCGCGCCCGCTTGGGGGGCCCTGCTGCTGGGCTGCGGCAACGCTGAGACCACCGGCCTGACCACCCCCGACCGGGTGGAGTATCTGCCCGCCACCGACAGCCTCAAGACCGTCACCATCTACTGGTACGACGACGGCCTGCTGCACAAGCTTCTGGGCTGCTTTGGCAACGTCAAGCTGTCCGCCAAGAGCGGCGAGGCCCCCAAGCTCACGTTCGACTTCGTCGGCATCGACGGCGGTGTCAGCGCCACGGCCAACGCCACCGCCGTGCTCACGGGTTGGAAAACCCCCGTCGGCGTCACGAAAGCCAACGTCACCGACATCAAGCTCGGCTGCACCTATTCCGCCGGCGCCCTTTCCGGCGGCACGGCGTACAACAGCACCGGCCTCACGCTGGACTGGGGCAATACCGTCGCCTTCGCGCCCATGCTCACCACCGAGCAAGTGGTGCTGACCGACCGCGCCATGACCGGCGCCGTCAGCGTCGAGCTGTCCGCCGCGCAAGAGGTGACGCAGATGGCGGCTGTGAAGGCCAACACCCTGCAAGGCCTGGGCTTCGTGCTCGGCAGCGCCACCGGCAACAAGATCATGCTGCACCTGCCCAACGTACAGCTCATCAACCCCAAAAAGGAAGACTTCAACGGCATGCGCCTGATCGGCTTCGACCTTCGTGCGCTGCCCGTCTCGGGCAATGACGAACTGCGCATCGTCCACCTGTAACCCTTTTTGCGCGCGGCAGGGCGGCGCAATGCCGCCTGCCATCCCCGCCCGAGTGGCCGCCGCGCGCATCTTCCTGATCGGGCCTGTCAACCATCGGGCACCCCATGACTCACAAACTCGCCATCTCCGACATCGTTAAGTTCCAAGTGAAACTCAGCCTCAACGACGCCGGCGTCAAGAAAGAATTCAGCCTTTGGCTCGAAGCCAACCGCATCAGCCTCTCCGCCATGGAATCCAACCTGGAAGAGCGGGGAGACCTCAAGGTCGTCGACTTCCAGCGCAAGACTTTGCGCGAAAACCTCATCGGATGGAACGACCAGCGCCTGGTGCTGGATCAGGACGACCGTCCCTGCGACTTCTCGCCCGAGGCGTGCGACGTGCTGCTCGACGTGGCCGGTGCCGTGCCGGTGATCCACGCGGCCTACATGGATGCCGTGGCCGCATCCGGCGGCACGGTGGGCCGCCTAAAAAACTCGTAACGGTCGCGCGCCAATGGGCGCGTGGCCAGCTCAAGGCACCCAACCGATTCCCCACCGACGACAACCAGGACGATCCAGATGCCCCAGCAGACACCACCGACGAGGCCCTTGCCGCCTTCGGGCTGCGGGCTGAACCGCCAGACCCGCAAGACGAGCCTGCCGCCGCGGCCGACCACGACACGCCGCTGTACCTGTGGCCCGAGAACTGGCCGGTCTGGTGCCTGTGGCGCGACTGTGAGACCCAATGGCGAGCCGAGCGCACGGGGCTGGACTACACCGCCGTGCGCGGCCTCATCGCCGATCGCTTTCGCCGGCGCGAGCGCCGCACCGTCTTCTACCTGGTGCAAGGCATGGAAGCCGCCACGCTGGCCGTCTGGCGCGAGCGCGACGCTGCCAACGCCTAGCATCGCCATGACGGGAGCGCGCGATGGCCACTGAAGCCAGAATCAAGCTCGCAGTCGAGGGTGCCAGCGCCGCCGTCACCCACATCTCGTCCGTCACCAACAGCCTGGGCGGCCTGGAGAACAAGGCCAAAGACTTCCAGGGCTTGTGGAGTGGATTGATTGGGGGTTTGACCGTCGGGGCCCTCACCACGCAGGTCAAGAGCATCGTCGACGCCGCCGACAGCATGAACGACCTGTCGCAGCGCATCGGCATCACGATCAGCGACCTGGGCAAATACCAGCTCGCCACCGCGCAGAGCGGCACAACGATGGAAGCCATGGCCAAGGGCATCAAGGCCCTGGCGGGCAACCTGGCGGAGCATGGCGACGAGCTGCGCGCCGCCGGCATCACGGCCACCACGGCGGACGGCGCCTTCCAGCAGCTGGCCGACAAGTTTGCCGCCATGCCCGACGGCATCGAGAAAACCGCGTTGGCTACCAAGATCTTCGGCAAGGCTGGCGTGGAGCTGATCCCCACGCTCAACCTGGGCAGCGCCGGCCTGCAGGAGTCCGCCGAAAAATCCGCCCGGTACGCCGCCACCCTGGAGCTGCTCGCGCCGCAGGCTGACAAGTTCAACGACCAGATGGCCGAGCTCGGCCTGCACACCAAGGTCGCTGGCATGGCCATCGTCAACGACGCCATGCCCGCCATGATCAGCATCGCCCAGGCCATGTCGCTGGCCGCGCAAGAGTCTGGCCTGTTGATGGCCGCCTGGGTGGGCCTGGGCGGCGCTATGGACGAGTTCATCGCCAAGCCCTTCAAGGTCATCTTCCTGGGCATCAACAACACCATCGACGAGGCCAACGCCCGCCTGATGCTGTTTTTCCGCCAGACGGGCGAGGCCGACAAGCTCTATGCCGCGGTCGCCCGGCGCAACAAAGAGATCCTTGCTCTTACCAGCCAGACCGCAGCGCCGGCCGCAGCCGCCGCCAAGACCTTTGACACCGCCAAATGGACCGCCGATTACAAGGCCCTCATGGCTGCGATTGGAGGCGTCAAGGACGGCGCCAGCGCCGCCAGCAAAGCGGCCCGCGAAGCCGCTGCCGAGCTGGAGAAGCAGGCCCGTGCCGAACAAAAGCACTGGGAAGACCTGGGCAAGACCATCACGGCCAACGAAGCCGCCCACGCCAAGTGGCTCGACCAGAACGACAAGACGATCGACGGCCTGATCGCCGGCAACCAGACGCTGCGCGAGCAGAACGAGGCGATCGGCCTGAGCAAGGAGGCGCTGGACGCGCTCACCCTGGCCCGGCAGGACGCGGCCATCGCGCAGGCCGAACTCAACCTGATCGACGCGCAAAACATCGAGGGCAACGAGGCGCGCATCGAGCAGATCCAGCGCGAAATCCGCCTGCTCAAAGAGCGCCGCGAGCTCACCGCCGCCGGCCAGACGGCCACGGCCGCCGCAGAGGCGCAAAAGACCGCCCGCGAGGTGGCCGAAAAAACCGCCAAGGACGCCGCCGCCGAATGGCAAAAGGCCAGCGACCAGATCCAGCAAAGCCTGTCTGACGCCCTGATGGACGCCTTCATGGCCGGCAAAGGGTTTGGCAAGACGTTCGTGGACAGCATCAAGAGCATGTTCAACAGCATGGTGCTCAGGCCCGTGATCTCGGCCATCGTCTCGCCGGTGGCCGGTGCGATCACGTCGGCGCTGGGCTTCAGCGGCGCGGCCAACGCGGCCAGCACAGGCGGCAGCCTGCTGTCCGGCGGCGCCGATCTGCTGGGCATGGGCTCCGCGCTGGCTGGCGCGGGCAGCTTCATGGGCCAGCTGGGCACCGGGCTGCTGGCCTCCACCCAGACCGCGCTGGGCCTCACGGCCACCGCCGCGCAGGCCAGCTACGCCGCCAGCATGGGCGTGGCCGCGCAAACCGGATCGCTGATCGGTTCGCTGGGCCCGCTGATCAGCGCCGCACCCTACCTGGTGGCGCTGGCCGGCGTCTACATGCTGGCCAAAAAGCTGGACAAGTCGGGCACCCCCCACAGCGGAGGCGGCGCCATGTACTCGGCCGGGGGCGGTCTGCAAACGCAGGGCCTGGCCAACGGCTGGAGCGGGGGCGGCGCCTACCTGACGGATTTCGGCGGGTTCAAGGTGACAGAGGACGCCACCAAGATGGCTGCCGGCATCGCGCAAAGCGTGGTCGGGCTTCTCGACAGCGCGGCCGTCACCTTCGGGCAGAAGGCCGGCTACACCGCCGCCACGGCCTTTGCCGACGATTCATCGACCGATGGCGCCTGGGGCGCCCTGGCCATCAAGCTGGGCGACACGATGGTCACCGAGTGGGCGCAATGGGCCAATGGCCCCGGCGGCACCACCTTCTCGGACGGCTCCGCCGGCAGCGCCGAATACCTCGCCAAGATCAGCAGCGACGTGCGTACCGTGCTCAACGGTATCGACATGCCCCAGTGGGCCAAGAAGGTCCTGAACGACCTTCCAGATGGCGCCACGCTGCAGCAGATGGGTGAGGCGGTGGCCGCGATCACCAAGACCCAGACCGCGTGGGAGCGCCTGGGCAAGACGCTGGCCGGATTCGGCGCCATGAGCGACGAGGCCAAGGTCAAGCTGACGTCCGCGTCGGGCGGCATCGACGCCCTGGTGACCAACGCCAGCGCGTACTACGACAACTTCTACACCGAAGGCGAGCGCACGGCCGCCACCCTGGGCAGCATCAAGGATGCGTTCGACGCGGTGGCCGTGCCCATGCCCGCCACGCGCGAGGCCTTCCGCACGCTGGTGGAAAGCCTTGAGGCCACGGCCGACACCAACCCCTATGCCAGCGCTGCCCTGGCCACCGTGCTCAGCCTGTCCGGCGCCTTCGCCAGCGTGGTCCCGGCGGCCGCGGCCGCCGAAAATGCCACCACCACCCTGGTGGACACGGTGGAGGAAGTCGCCACCCTGGACGACGAGTTGAAGGCTTTGCGCAACCCGGTTCGCAGCATCAAGGACGTGGCTCAGGGTTTGTTCAACCTGCAAAAGGAGGGCGCCAACCTACAGGTGGAGCTGTGGCGCACCTACGGCGACAGCAACTCCATCATGGCGGCCAACAAGCTGCAGCGGGACATCGAGACTGCCGGCATGACCGCGCAGGAAATTGCCCAATACGACCTCAATGCGGCTCGCCGCGCCGAGATTGACACGATCGTGCAGCAGCGCCAGGCGCACGCGGACGCGGTGGCCAGCTGGCAGACTTACTTCGACCTGTTCGCCACCCCGCAGGAAAAGCAGACCCGTGCCCGCGCCATCGTGCAAGCCGTGCTGCCGGCTGACGTGGACACCCTGCAGGAGTACAAGGACTACGTCTGGGGTCTCACCGTCCAGTTTGGCCTGGGCTCGGCAGAAATGAAAGCCGCCACGGACGTGGCGCAGCAGTTCGCCCTCGCTTTCCCTGAGGTGGCGCAGGAGATCGCTGAAGTGTCCGCCGCTTCCACGGTGCTGACCAAGGACCTGTCGGCCTTCCGCGCCGGCTTCTTCACCACGGCCGAGCAAACCGCCCTGGCCACGCAGGACATGACCGCTTCGCTGCAGGCGCTGGGCTTGACCACCCTGCCCACCAGCAACGCCGAGTTCCGCGCGCTGGCGCTGGGCATCGACACCAGCACCGAGTCCGGCAAGCTGCTGTTCAACGGGCTGATGGGTCTGGCCGGCGGCTTCGCGCAGCTGCATCCGCTGGTTACCACGGCAACCGAGGTCGTGGAGACCCTTGATTCCGCCATTGCCTCGTTGCGCGCCAGCGGCGCCAGCCGCACCGTGCAGCAGATCGCCGGCAACATGCTCACGCTGGAAGAGCAGATTTTCCAGCTCCAGAATGCCGGCAACACCGCTGCCCTGCGCGGCCACATTCTGGACGGCCTGAGCGACGTGAAGGACAGCGTCACCGGGCTGAGCGAGCGCGACCTGCAGGTCTTCGTGTGGTCGCTGCAGGACTCCGCCCAGGCTGCGCTTGACCTGGCCGCTGCCAACAAGATTGCAGAAGACGAGGCTGCGCGAGCTGCTGATGCCATTGCCTCTGAAATGCAGCGCGCAGCCGATGCCGCCGCCGCAGCGGCGCAGAGAGTTGCGAGCGAGCACGACAGCCTGTGGCGCCAGTGGCTCACTGCCAACGGGGACACCGCCGCTCTGCGCGCGCTGGACCTGGCCGCGCTGGACCCCAGCAACAGGGCCTTGCAGGAGCAGATATGGGCACTGGAAGACCAGAAGAAGGCTGCTGACGAAGCCACCAGCGCCGCCGAGCAGATGAAGTCCGCCTGGGGCTCGCTGACCGACAGCATGATTGACGAGGTGCGCCGCATTCGGGGCCTGATGGACGAGAGCAGCGGCGCCGGGTACGCCAGCCTGGCCTCGCAGTTCGCCGTTGCCACCGCGCAGAGCCGCGCCGGTGACCAGGCCGCTGCCAAGTTGCTGCCGGGCCTGTCGCAGTCCATGCTGACGGCTTATGAGGCCAGCGCCACCAGCCTGGTGGACTTGCAGCGCGTTCGCGCGCTCACGGCCAACAGCCTGGAGCAGACCGCCGGCCTGCTGGGCGCCAGCCCGCAGACGCTGGCCGCCGCGCTGCCCAACGGCACGGCGACGGCCACCGGCACGGCGCTCAACAGCTACGCGCCCGCTGCCGTCACCGCGCCGGGCCCCAGCCTGACCGACGTGGTGACCGAGCTGCGCGCCGAGATCGCCGCGCTGAAAGACGAGCTGAAGGGCATGCGGGGCGAAGCCAAGGCCACCAGCGAGACCATCGCCATCAACACCGGCAAGACGGCGCGCCTGAACCAGAAGTGGGACGACGTTGGCCTGCCCATCACCACGGAGACGGACCTCGTGGCCGTCTACGGAGCCTGATCATGGCCTTCGTTAACCTCATTGACCGACTGTATGCGCTGGTGCAGGCCGTCCGCAACGATGTGAAAACCGGCGCCTACGGCGGCGGCATTGCGCGCATCGTGCCGGTGACGGTCACGCTGGCCAACAGCCGCATCCTGCCGATGGCGGCGACCGGAACGGCGCTGTCCACCATCGCGCTCACGGCCAACCGCATGTACTGCGTGCCGTTTGTGCTGGCGAAGAACCTGACGTTCGCCAACTTCGTTCTCAGCGTGACCACCTTCGTGACGGGCACGGCATATGTGGCGATCTACAGCAATGCGGTCGCATCCGGCCTGTCGCGGCCCGGCACCAAGCTGATGGAATCCAGCGCGTTGAGCGTCGGCGGGTCGAACGGCGACAAGGTTTCATCCGGCACGGGTGGGACGCTGGTGGCCGGTACGGTGTACTGGCTGGCCGTCACCTGTTCCAGCGCCGCGACGGTTCGTGCGGTGGATGTTGGCGGCACCACCGCGCTGCTGGGATTTACGGCCAACTCCACCACCCTGATTTCCCACATTTACGCCACGCAGGCCGCACCCATGCCGGCCGACGCCAGCGGGTTGAGCTACACCGCCGGCACCGGGGTTGCGCCAGCCATGTTCCTGACTGCCGGGTGAACACGCCATGAAAGTCATCACCCCCACCCTCATCACCGACGCGCTGTTCACCAGCAGCACCGCGCCCGAGACCGACCATGCCGCCTACGCCGCCGGCACCACCTACGCGCTGGGCGATCGGGTGATCCGCACTTCGACGCATCGCATCTACGAAAGCCTGCAGGCGGGCAACATCGGGCACACGCCCGAGTCGTCGCCCACCTGGTGGCTGGATGTGGCACCCACCAACCGCTGGGCGATGTTTGACACCGTGGTCGGCACCTCCACCACGCTGGCCAGCCCGCTGACCGTGGTGATTCACCCGGGCGCCGTCAACGCGATCGCCCTGCTGGAGCTGGTGGGCACCTCGGTCACGGTCAGCATGACCAGCACCGCAGGGGGCGGAAGCGTTTACAGCCAGACCATCAGCCTGGATGCCAGCGAGGTGGGCGACTATTACGAATACTTTTTCGCACCGTTCATCCAGCGCACCTCCGTCGTGCTGACGGATCTGCCGCCGTATGCCGACGGCATCGTGACCGTCAGCCTCACGGGCAGCACCGTCAGCCTGGGGGTGCTGTCGGTGGGCCTGTTCACCGACCTGGGCGGTACCCAATACGGCGCCACGGCCGGCATCACGGATTACTCGCTCAAGGCCACCGACGCCTTTGGCAACACCACCCTGACCCAGCGCAGCTACGCCAAGCGCACCAGCGCCAAGCTGTGGCTGGACAAGGGCGATGTCAACCGCATGCACCGCAAGCTGGCCGACTTGCGCGCCACACCTTGCGTGTGGGTGGGCGTGGAGGACGCCGCGCTGGACCCGCTCACGGTGTACGGCTTCTACAAAGACTTCCAGGTCGAGGTGGCCTACCCCCTCGTCTCGCTGTGTTCCCTTGAAATTGAAGGACTGACATGACCACCGTATCCAATCTGCCTGCCGTGCCCAGCCGCGGGGTGCCCAGCACCTTCAGCACGCTGTTCGAGGCGTTCCTCACCGCACTGAAAAACACCTTCGTCTCCGAAGTCAACACCGTGGCTGGCGAGGTCAACACCAACGCCACCACGGCCAGCACGGCCGCCAGCACCGCCAGCACAGCGGCCAGCACCGCCACCAGCGCCAGCGCTGCGGCGGCCGCAGCGGCCAATTTCAAGGGCAGCTGGTCCGCCCTGACCGGCGCGCTGGCCGTGCCCGCGTCGGTGGCGCACAGCGGGCGCATCTGGGTGCTGCTGAGCAGCATCGCCGATGTCACGGCCAAGACGCCGGGCGTGGCCAGCGAATGGCAGAACCTCACCAGCCTGAGCGTGGACATCAAGGCCCCCGTCACGGCCATGGCCGCGCTGGCGGTGGACTGCAGCCTGAGCACCTATTTCACCAAGACCATCGCCGGCAACAGCACCTTCACCTTCACCAACGTGCCGTCCGACCGCGCCTTTGGCTTCACCCTGGAGCTGACCCACACCAGCGGCACCGTCACATGGCCCGCGTCGGTCAAGTGGCCGCAGGACACCGCGCCCACGCTCACCACGGGCAAGACGCACCTGTTCACCTTTGTCACCGACGACGGCGGCACCCGGTGGCGCGGCGCGGCGCTGGTCGACTTTGTGAATTGAGGACGGCATGGACTCCATTGCCCAGATGCTGCTGATGACCGGGGCCCAGAAGCGCCAGCCCATCCTGTTCGTCGGCTCGAACTACGGCTACGTCAACGCCGGGGGCAGCCTGACGGTCAACGGCGGCGGCTCCATGAAGGCGGGCGATCTGATGATCGTCTTGGCGTTCGGCAAATCGACCACTATTCCGACAACGGGGTCGTCGGGGTGGACCACCCTGCACACCAAGGCCGGCGCGTCAACAGCGTTGGCCGTCTTTGGCAAGGTGGCCACAGGCACCTCAGAGTCCATCCAGATCACCAACGGGTATGAGGCCGAAGCCCAGGTCCTGCGCTATGCCGCCATGGCGACGCCCGGAGGCACCTACGGCGCAGTGGCGTCGACAGCATCCACCGCCGTGACCAGCATCAACTTGCCGGCCCTGACCTTGACCAAGACCGACGGCACCAGCAGGGTGCTCGGGTTTGTCACGTCGTCCACCTCGTCAGTCCCGACCGGCTACGCGGGTATGACCGCACTTGGCGGGTACAGCCAGGTCAACCACCTCTACACCACGGCGCCTGTTTCTTCCTGGCCGGCCCTGTCGGGCGGATCCATCGGAGCCGCGGCCGACCTCGTCAGCGTTTCTCTGGAGATTCTTCGATCATGACCTTTCTGAAAGCAGACGCTTCCGGCGCCATTGCCCAGTACCCCTACACCCTGGCCGACCTGCGCGCCGACCACCCGCACACGTCTTTCCCGCTGCCGCCCGATCCGGCGGACCTGGCGGACTTTGGCGTGCATCCGGTGGCTGAGACCGCGCCGCCGGCCGTCACACTGGCACAGAACGTGGTCGAGCTGCCCCCTGTGCAGGTGGATGGCGTCTGGACCCAGCAGTGGGGCGTGGTCGACGCGCCGCCCTCGGAAGTCGCCGCGCGGCGCCAGGCGCTGGTGGACGGCATCGACGGGGCCTGCGCCGCCATCTACACCCGCGTTGGCCGTTTCGCCGAAGAGTACAAAGAGCGCGAGGCGCAGGCGCTGGCCTACCAGGCGGCCGGGTACGCCGGGCCCGTTCCGCGCCAGGTGGCCGCGTTCGCCACGCCGGCCGGCGTCACGCCAACCTACGCCACGGATCTGATCCTGTCTCAGGCCACGCAGTTGCGCGGGGCGCTGTCGGCGCTGGGCGAGCTGCGCATGCGCAAGTACGAGGTCAATCTGCTGCCCCTTGCCGAGGCCGCCGCCGTGCACGACCAGGTCATGGCGGCCATCGCCCAGATCGGGGCCGCGCTGTGAAGCGTCTGGCCAGCCGCAAGTTCATCCTGGCGATGCTGGCCCAGGCGTCCAATGTGGCGCTGTGCTGGGCAGGAAAGATCGACCCCGGCGTGTTCGCCACCGTCACGGCCCTGACCGTGGGCGGCTACATCACGGGCAACGTCGTGCAAAAGGCCACGGCCAAGGATCCGGCGCCATGAAGCTGGCCAGCTACAAGGCCACCCGGCCCGGCTTGCAGGGCATCGCCAACCGCCTGATCCGCTGGCGGCTGCGGGGACTGCATTCGCACAGCGAGATCGTCTTTCAGCCATGGGACGGCGTGGACGATCTGATGCCGGACGGCAGCGCCGCGCCAGATTCCGATGGTGCGCTTTGGTGCGTGTCCAGCGTCGCCGCTGAAAAGCTGCCCACCTGGTCGCAGGCCCGCGCCGGGCGATACGGCGGGGTGCGGTTCAAACGCATCGCCCTGTCGTCCGAGCGATGGGACACCGTGACCGTTCACGCCGACCCGCGCCGCGCTGCGACGCGAGCCAAGCTGCTGGAAGGCGAGATGTACGACTGGCGCGGCATTGCCGGGTTCCTGTCCTGGCTGATCCCGGGGTCAGACCGGCGCTGGACGTGCCACGAAGTCGCGGGACTGCTGATGGGCATTGACCAGCCGCAGCGGCTGGACCCGTGCAGCCTGCAGCAAGTGGCGCTTTGGGCAGATGCACAACACGACGCCGGCCCGAGTGCCCGCTGAAAGCCACCGCAGGGAAAACCAACCAGAGCAGCAAAGCAGCCACACCATGAACACCACGCCACAAACCAAGGGGGCCCGATGATGCTCCCGCAAGAAATGATCAACCTACTTGCTGGCGTCGGGTTTTCCGCGCTGGGCTGGTTCGCTCGCGTCCTTTGGGTGGAGGTGCGCGATCTTGAAAAAGACATCGCCAAGCTGCGCGAAGAGCTGCCGCGTACCTACCTGCCCAAGTCCGAGGCACGTGAGGCCATCGCCGATCTGACCAAGGAAATGCGCGAAAACTTCGCGCGTCTGTTCCACATCCTCGATGGGAAGGCCGACAAGTGAAAACTTCGCTTCAAGGCTTCGCCCTCATCAAGCAGTTCGAAGGCTTCCGCGCCGACGCCTACCAGGACGTGGTGGGCGTGTGGACCATCGGCTACGGATTCACGGCCGGCGTGCAGCCTGGCCAGCATATGACGCCCGCGCAGGCCGACGCGCGCCTGGGCACCGAGCTGCTGCGCTATGAGGACGCGGTGAATCGCGCCTGCACCATCCCGCCCAATCAAAACCACTTCGACGCGCTGGTGTGCTTTGCCTGGAACGTGGGCACGGGCGGCATGGCGGGCAGCAGCGTGATCAAGGCGCACAACCGGGGCGACTTTCAGAGCGCCGCCAGGGCCTTTGGCCTGTGGAACAAGGCCGGCGGCAAGGTCTGGCCGGGCCTTACGCGCCGACGTGCGGCCGAATCGGCGCTGTACCTCAAGCCGATGCCAAATTTCACTTTGGATCCGGTTCCTGACGAACAAGGAAAGATCCGCGTAGACGAGGTGCCGCGCGTCGACCCCATGCCTCAGGCCGTGGAGCCCGAGACCCGCCTGATCGAGAGCCCGATCAACCGGGCCGCCACCGTGGCCGGCACTACGGCGGCCACGGTGGGCGCGGTAAGCCAGATCAAGTCCAGCATGGACGAGCTGCACGGCTGGATCGTGCCCATGCTGTGCGTGGCCGTTGTGGCGCTGGCGGGCTACATCGTTTGGCAGCGGTGGCAGCAGCGCCGTCAAGGGTGGGCGTGATGAGCCACAGCCGCACCCACCAGCACACCCACAAGCCGCCGCGCACCGATCGCCAGGCAGAGCAGCGGCGCATTGCCCAGCAGCGGCGCATTGCCCAGCAGCGCCGCGAAGCCGAGGCCCTGCGCGAACGCTACGAGGCCGACGATCTGGCGCCCGATCCCGACGACGACGCGCGAGACCACCACCTCGACAGCCCGAGGTATCGGCCATGACGCCCGGCAAACTGCTGATCGCGCAACGCCTGATCGAGTCGGCGCACGAGCTGCGCGCCATCGTGGCGCTGATGGACGAATACAAGAACGATCCGGCGTGGCAAGACGTGGCGCGCGAGATGGCCGGTGCCGCTGCGACGGCGCAATGGTGGGCCAACGAAATCAGGGCGGAACTGTGACGCTGTGAAAGAAACCAGCCTAAACCTTTCAAAAGTTGCCTAAAACGACGTTTTAACGAAAGCGCAGATGCTCTATACCCACGCCGCCGCTGCCCTGCTGGGCGCATCCATTGCCGCTGTCGGCGCATGGCAGGTTCAAGGATGGCGCTACACCGGCCAGATCAACCAGATGAAAGCCGCGCAGCAGCAGGCCGTGGCCGATGCCACGCGCGAGGCCCGCGCCCAGGAGTCCGCCCGTTTCAAAGGAGTGCAAGATGCCCAAGCTGCCGCCCAAACTCGCGCCCAAGTGGCTCGCCGCGATGCTGACCGCGCTCGCAGTGAGCTTGACCGGCTGCGCAACGACCTCGCCGCCACCCGTGGCGGTGTGCCCGGCGAATCCGTCGCCGCCTGCGCTGTCCGAGCCGATGCCGCCTCAGACGTACTCGCTCAGTGCGCAGCAGCATATCTCGACATGGCGGCAATCGCTGACCGGCACGCCTCAGACACCCGCACGCTGATCGAGGCATGGCCCAAGTGAAGAGTACAAACCTTGATCCAGCGCAAACTATCAGGGTTTATCCTGATAAAAAAGGGAGACTTATGTACCTGACAAACCCTGCCATCTTCGGGCAAAGAAAAACCGGCTCACTGGCCGGTTTTCTTTTGGGGCGCGGGTTGCGCTGGAGGAGGCTTGTTTGGCTTCGGCGGGGTGTTCAGCATGCGGCGCAAGACATCTTCTGGTCTATTTCTTCTATCCGAATCATGCATCTTTGTTGGCACAGGCATAACTGAACTTTATCCCAATGGCGGTTCATCGACCGTCCTCTGAGTAGATGACTGAGGCGGCAATGAACTGCGCGTGATCTTGCGCTCCAAAATTCGAAGCCAGTCTTTGAAGTCTTGCAGGCTATCAGCACTCATTCGTTCTGGCCATTGAATTGTCACATCGCCTTCAGATACGGTAAAAATTTCCTGTCGCATGCCAGCTCCTTTTGTCAACAAAGGGCGCTCAATAGTTGGCGCCGATGGAGCCGCCTCTATACCCTGAGCCGGCGCAGCGTTTTGCGGCATGACGGATGGGAGCGCCCCATCCTGTGATTGTACTGATGCGCTTGATACCTCGTTTTGATGGTTAATTTCAGGTTCTTCTTCTTCAAGACCGTTCTTTTCATCCAGCAAGCCAGAGAATTGCAGTGAGGCTTTGTAGTTCTTAATGAAGGCGTCAACAGAACTGTCGATAAACCCATGTTCAAAAAGCAACGTAGAGCGCATAGAAGGAGGCATTTCAGTGCCCCACAAGTCCCAACACAATTTGTATGCCTTCGGAGCCAGGCATGCATCACGAAGAGCCTTCTTCCTTTCCGGCGCACTAGGGCTGTCAAGCAGGACGCGGTAGGCTCGATCTGAAATTTTCAAGATCTCGCGCGGAGAGACTACGGCCCCGGTAATTTCCCGCCGTAACCGGGGCGGAAAAGGAAAGGCCTCGTAGTGCGGCTCTTGGCAAAGAAGAGCACTACGAGGCCTGAGGCGGGCTGACATGCAGCTCATGCTGTTCACGATTCAAAGCCGTGCGGCTTTGTGAACCGGCCAACGATGTTGATCGTTGACGATGGATTGCTATTCGAAGGCCTGCAAGCCATCGGAAGCGAACCACCACTCTGGGAACGAGTGGGGCAATTTTACGCCCGTTGGTTCGTTTCGACAATAAAGGTCTTGCTCTTTGATGCCAGCGTCCAGTGTGGCGGCGGTTCATCGGCGGTGTTAGCCCACTGCATCACCACCGCCTGCGCTATGCCGTCAAACGTCTGACTCCTGTCGCGCTTGCGCGTTGGTGAGG